GAAGGCTATCTCAGACGAAAACGAGTTTGTAGGTCAAAAAATGGATGCTCTTATGGACGAAGAACTAGCAGACATAAAGGAACAACAAGCTAAGTTTAATGCTAAGTATTATCCTGACCTACAGGAAAACTAAAGTGAAAAACATTAATAAAATATCAGGAGATGCAAGAAAGTCTTTTAATTCTACAAGAAAAGGAGACTTTGCTGAATACCATGCAGTAACTTGGCTTTGGGATCAGGGATACGAGGTATTTAAAAATTGTGGAGGTAGTGGGTATATAGATTTAATAGCCGTTAAAAATAAAGAAATAAAACTCATAGATGTTAAATCTACACGAAGAGATAGGTGTAGCTATTCTAGTGGAAGAACCGACAAACAAAAGAAAGAAGGTGTTGTTATATTAGTATTTAATATCAACTCTAGACAATGTAAATTTGCAAAGCATAGAAATGAAAAAACTTGAAAACCTTATAGAAGACGTATATAAGCCTTTAGAAGACTTGTCTAATGGGATACCACTACCTATCACAGAAAGTGCCTTAGACGAGACTATGGAAGGTTTAAAGGGTGCTATACTATCGTGGTCTAACCCTACAAAAAGAGATAGTGATTTTTCACTAAGAATGTCTAACATAGGTAGACCTGCTAGACAATTGTGGTATCAGAAAAGAGATACTTCAAGTAATACTGTTGATGCTATATCTCAAATAAAGTTTTTGTATGGGCATGTCTTAGAAGAAATAGTTTTAATGTTAGTTAGAATGGCAGGTCATGATGTTACTGATGAACAGAAAGAAGTTAAAGTAGATAACATTACAGGACATATGGATTGTAAAATTAATGGTGAAGTGGTTGATATTAAATCTGCATCTAACTTTGCTTTTAAAAAGTTTCAACAAGGAAGATTAGCTGATGACGATCCTTTCGGATACTTAGGACAGCTTGCAGGATACGAAGAAGCGGAAGGTACTAACAACGGTGGATTTTTAGTTATTAATAAAGAATCAGGAGAGCTTTGTTTACATCGCCCAGAAGAGTTAGACAAACCTAATATTAAAAATAAAATAAACAATCTTATAGCATCTTTAGATTTAGATGATAAACCAGAAAGATGTTATGATCCTGTACCAGAAGGTAAGAAAGGTAACTACAAACTACCTAAGTCTTGTGCTTGGTGTAAGTATAAATTCGATTGTTATAATGATGCTAATGATGGAGCAGGGCTTAGAACATTTAAGTATTCTAATAGTCTTGTTTATTTAACTCACGTTGCATCAGAACCACAGGTAGAAGAAATATTATGAATGGTAAAAAATCTAAAAAAATTTCTAATCAATGTAAAGTTATATTAGTAGAATGGCTTAAAACTTTATTGCCGCAAGAAGAAGCAGATAAAATATCTGTAGAAAATTGTTTAAACTTTGTACCTGAACAAACACACTTCTATGCTAACAGAACTATATATTTAAATTCTTACAATCCGAAATGGATTAAAAATAAAATAAAAAAGATTGTAAATTTACTACCTTTTAAACCAATACAATCAATTAGTTTAAAGGATGTTGAATGGATAACGAACAAAAATTAAATTTACAAGACTGTGTGTTTTCTTTGAGTCATTGGATGATTGTGGATGGCGGCCATGTTGACAATGTATCTTTAGAAGTATGGATAAAACTAAAACAATTAATTGATTTTGAAATACAAAAAAAACAAAAGGTAACTGTACATTGACTAAAAAAATAAAAAAAGGTTTTCGTAAACCAAGAGTTAAAAGACCTGTAGAAAAAGATCTTGTAAAAGGATATGACTCTAATTGGGAATACGAATTACATACAGGTATTTTAGATTCGTGGGACTTTCATTTTGATAAAATTAAATATGTTGTTGAACATACTTATGAACCTGACTTTACTAAAGAAGTAAAAAACAAAACTGTTTTACTTGAAGCTAAAGGTAGGTTTTGGGACTACGCTGAATACAGTAAATATGTATGGATTAATAAAGCACTTCCTGAAAATACAGAGTTAGTTTTTTTATTTGCTAATCCTAATGCCCCAATGCCGCAAGCTAAAATGAGAAAAGATGGAACTAAAAGAAGTCATGGAGAGTGGGCAAGTGCTAATGGTTTTAAATGGTTTAGTGAAGACAGTATGCCTAGTGATTGGATAAACGAAAAGAAAAGAGATAGTTTTGATGTCGAATGAAATAGAAGATTATTTAAGGATGCAAAGTGATATGGCTAGAAATAGTATAGATGATGCTACCCCCGAAGAATGGGATAGATTAAATTGGAATAGGGCTTCAACCGCTATTACGGAAGCAGTGAACCACCCACCGCATTATAATCAAGGCGATATAGAAACGATTGATTATATAATTGATGTGTTAGGAATTGAATATGCTGTTAGGTATTGCCACGGTAATGTGTTAAAGTACACAGGATCTAGATTGTTTAATAAAGGTAAAACAATAGAGGACGCTCGAAAGGCTATATGGTATTTAAATAAAATGGTCGAGCTTTTAGAAAATAAATGACTACTTTTAGCAGAAAAGATGAAAGAAGAGATAGGTTTGTACGTAAGAAAAAGTTTAACAAAATAGAAAACTCTTCTAAGTTAAAAAAAATAAAACACAAAGACAATCAACCAAAGGATAGAGAATAAAACAATGGATCAGTATCAAGAGTTTATACATAAAAGTCGTTATGCTAGGTGGCTTCCTGAACATAAAAGAAGAGAAACATGGGCAGAAACTGTTTATCGTTATGTACAATTTTGGAGAGACAGAGAACAAATAACTGTAGCAGAAGGACAGAAAATATATGAGGCTGTTTATAACTTAGATGTTATGCCATCTATGCGTTGTATTATGACAGCCGGAGAAGCATTAGATAGAGATAATGTAGCAGGATTTAATTGTAGTTATTTGCATATAGATTCTCCAAGGTCTTTTGATGAACTCATGTATGTTCTTATGTGCGGCACTGGTGTTGGCTTTAGTGTAGAAAGAAACTTTATTAATAAACTCCCGGAAGTTGCTGAATCTTTTCATCCAACTGATACGATGATTGTTGTAGCAGATAGTAAGATAGGGTGGTCTTCTGCATTTAGAGAGTTAATTAGTTTACTTTATGCAGGTAAGATTCCTAAGTGGGATTTAAGTAAAGTAAGACCTGCCGGAGATAGACTAAAAACTTTTGGCGGTAGAGCTTCTGGCCCTGAACCCTTAGATGATTTGTTTAATTTTTGTGTTGGTATATTTACAAAAGCAAAAGGACGTAAGCTTACTTCTATAGAGTGTCACGATGTTGTTTGTAAGGTTGCAGACATTGTGGTTGTCGGTGGTGTTAGGCGTTCTGCTTTAATTAGTTTATCTAATCTTTCGGATCAAAGAATGGGTAAAGCTAAGATGGGTGACTGGTGGCGCAATGAGGGTCAAAGAAGATTAGCTAACAATAGTGTAGCCTATACTGAGAAGCCTGACTTTGAAGCCTTTCTTAGTGAGATGCAGAACATGTATGAATCTAAGGCCGGAGAGCGCGGTATCTTTAGCAGGGTTGCGGCTCAAAAGATAGCCGCTAGAAACGATAGAAGAGATCCTAATCAAGACTTTGGAACTAATCCTTGTTCTGAGATTATACTTAGGTCAAATCAATTTTGTAATTTATCTGAAGTAGTTATTAGAAATGACGATAACCTAGAAACCTTAAAAGAAAAAGTAAAAGTAGCCGCTATTATAGGAACCCTTCAAGCTACTTTAACGGACTTTAGGTATTTAAGAAGTGTTTGGAAAAAGAATACAGAAGAAGAAGCATTGCTTGGAGTAAGTTTAACAGGCATTATGGATCATCCTGTTCTTGGAAAACCATGTGATAAAACAGAACTATGGTTAGGAGAGATGAAATATGTTGCTATCAAAACTAATAAAACATGGGCAAAGAAACTTGACATTAATCAATCAACGGCTATTACATGTGTTAAACCAAGCGGTACTGTTAGTCAACTTGTTAATAGTGCTAGTGGTATCCATCCTCGTTTTTCTCAGTATTATATTCGTAGAGTTCGTGCGGACGAGAAAGACCCTCTTTCTGTGTTTATGTCTGATAGGGGTTTTCCTGTTGAGCAGGATGTAATGTCTCCTAAGTCTAAAGTATTTAGCTTTCCTGTACAGGCTCCAAAGTCTAGTGTAACTGTTAAACAAACAGGCGCAATGGAACAATTAAATCTTTGGAAAATGTATCAAGATGCTTGGTGCGAACATAAACCTAGTATTACTATTTATTATACTGATGACGAGTTTCTTGAGGTTGCTCAATGGATATGGAAGAACTTTGATGTTTGTTCTGGCATATCGCTACTACCATATAGTGATCATGTTTATCAGCAAGCACCTTATGAAGAAATAGATAGAAGTAAATATCAAGAGCTTTTAAAAGAAATGCCTAAAGATGTAGATTGGGCTGTAGAGTTACAAGCTTTTGAAACAGAAGATAATACGGTAGGCTCTCAGGAGTTGGCGTGTGTAGGAACATCTTGTGAAATACAATGAAGCTAATCTCATAAGCTTTAAAGTCATTATAGATTCTAGTGGCACTATTATAACAGAACTTAGTAGTGTCCCTGAGAATCATTTGTCTAGAGTCTTTAAAGATAATGAATTAAATATTATGAAAAAACTAGTAGGTCTTGCAAAACCTAAGTTAGAAGAAATGCATGTCTATTTAGAAAAAGAATTAAAATCTTTGAGTCATGTATAACGAACTAAAGTATTTAGTATAATACAGAAACAACATATTAGATTTATTACAACAATAACTGTCTTAATGACAGCAACTTTATGAGCTTCTGAGTCTGCTTCTTCCACATTTTCTCCTAGGCTCAATGCCCACAGACTCCAGAACTTCTTCATCTCTCACCACTTGGTACGGTTCGCCCAATATGCCGCAGACATTTTGCCTTTAGCTATATTCTTAGCGTGTCTTGCTTTAAAACTTGCTCTCTTCTTTTTCATACGAGATGATTCACCTGCCTTGGGTTTACCTGCGGTTTTGGCTCCTTGTTGACCGAATCTAATCGTCTTAATTTTGTCACCTTCTTTTGCCACAACAATGTGGCTTTTCTTAGGGTGACTAGGGGTACGCTTCGGTTTATTGTATCCACTGACTCCTGCCCTTGATAACCTAGAATCTTTCTTTTTACTCATTTATCTGTACCTCTGGTTCACCACCAAACAAAAGAACATAAACAATAAAACTAATTATTGGTACAAGTAAAACTATAACGTGCCACCACCTAGTCCCATCTCCGTTGTAGTCTTCTAACCAACTCATCTTAAAAATTCAAAAGCTTGACTTAAAGATTGTTGAGTCACACATCCACATTCTAAATTATTTTTATTTCTTCCTTCACAATATTTAACCGTGTCTTTAGGACAATAAAATGTATCTACATTTAATAAAGACTCACCCTCAAACTTAGGTTGATTAATATTAGAGCATCCACCTATAAATAATAAAATTAAAAACATGTTTCTCATTTCTTTCTGTATGACCTCGTTTTCTTAGCTATTCGCTTTGGTTGTTTTGAATGTTGCTTTCCTTTCTTTGTATCTTCTCTTTTTTTGCGCGTAGTTGCCGCATATTCTTTAGCACTTAAAGCCTTTATAGCTTTTTCGGGGAGATATCTTTCGCCAGTTTTAGAAGACTTTTTACCACTCTTAGTTCTCCACTTTTGTTTTGTCCAAGACTTTAAAGACTTTTGAGATTTTTTAAGTGCCATCTTTTATCCTATATTTTTCTGCTTCTTTAAATACAGCATTAGTTATAATAATAGGAACAACAATTAATAAATGAACAACTATGCTTGTAAAAGTATCATAGCTTGCAAACAACCCACCCCAATATGAACAAAGTAATCCAAAGAAACAACTCCACATTGTAAATAAAACAATAGTAAAATATGCTTGTAGACTAGGATCAGGAATGTATCTAAGTGGGTTTACTTTTGCATTCATTACTAGTTCCCAACTTTCATGTACCCATAATAAAAAACTTTTCATTTCTTTTTGTCATGTAACTTTTGTATTTTAAAATTAGCTTCTAAAGATGCACCTTTGTGCGGTACAAACTTACCAGTATGTTTCATTAGATTATATGCTCCATTCTTTTGCTTCATCCAATGATAACCAGAGGGGGCTTTTACTTTCATGTTACTCTCCTATTTACTCCACTTAACTCCGCGATAAACACCTTGGTTTAATTGAGAAGTTTCTTTTCTAACTGCGTTGTATCTAACACCTCTATATATTTTTTGCGTGTTTTGTTGTTTAGTCATATTAACCTCCATAACGTAATTGACTGTTAATCAATCGCGTTCCTTCGGCCCCATGCCTACTTCCGTCCTTAAATAAGGATGAACGTATATTGTTGTCTTACTTGTAACCGCCCCCTTTGGCTTTATATTCTTTAGCTAACATCTGTGCTTTTCGCGCTGACCATTGACCCGGCTTACCGCCCTTTGATCCTGCTTTAATTCTATTAAATAATCTTTTACGCATTGTAGGCTTAGTGTAGTTTCCTGCTTTATTTACTGTAGATTTTTTCTTTTTAACAGCCATTATGCTTTCCCCTTAACTCTTTCTACACCTCTAATACCTGACATACCTAACATACCTAATAATACAGGATAAAGCAAGTCAGACTGTATCTCTGGAACTGGTAACCATATACCTAAAAATGGACTTATAATTACATTGTACATTAAGCCAATCCAACAGCAATGGCCAATCATCGGCCGCCAAGTTCGCTGTAGCATACTGCCTTGTGCTTCTATCTTTGCAAGCTCTATTTGTTGAAGCATTATTTCCTGATGTTGTTTTTCAGAAAGTGTAGCTATCTCGTGGGCTAACTTAGCTTTTTGATCTACGTCAGGAATAAACTTATCTAGTAGTCCTGATGCAGGTGCTATTAATTGTTCTACTATCATATTTTTTTCCAATAATTAATCAAATATTACAGTTTCATCGGGGTTTACATACTTAGGCTTACAATAAGCTTTAACTGGTATAGGAAAAGCTTCGCTAAATGTAATGTGACCTTCTCCTTGAATACCTTGTAAACTAATACTTCTAGCAAAATAAATACACTTATTTAAGTCAGCCCACACACCGTATTCTTCTTCTTCTGTAACAAGACCTTTTTCACTCAATGTTTCTAACATTAATGCAAATACCAACTGTTTCACTTTATATCTTTGTCTGTTTCATCTACCCATTGGACTTGACATATGCATTCAACTGGTTCGTAGTTTATGCTTGGTCTTGATAGTTCTTGACACATATAAATACAATGTGATTTTTTCCAATAATAAAGTGTTCTATCTTCTACTATTTCACCATTAACTAAAAACAAAAGGGCGAATACCATTTCCATTATCTTTTTTCAATCATTAAATCTATAAGTCTAGATAGTTTTTCATCAGTAGCTTTAGATATTTCTACTTGCTGAGATAAACCATCAGCTATCTGCTGTATCATTTGCTCATTTAAGGCGGTTTTCTTTGAATTGTCGGTTGTACTTTCTTGTACTTTTTCTACAATCTTTTCTACACGCTCTACTTCTTTTGCGGTTGCTTGTGCATTTGCTTGGGCCGCACCATAGCTAATAGCACCAACAAACAAACTAACTATCAAAGGCAAAGCCCATGTAGGCACTTTAATTGAATCACTCATAATATGCTCCTATTAATATCCCCACAATACAGGGGTTTTTGTCTCTCTTATATCTACATGCACAAAGCCTTTAGCAACGCCAATACCTGTGAACCCTAAAGCACATGCTTGTTTTACAACCTGCATTCTCTGTACTCCATCTTTAACTGCTATGTCAGCCGCTATACCTTTAGCGTGTTGCCCCGGAGTTTTCTTAGCTTTTTCTATGCTATGATTTGGACTTCTATAACCACTAGTAATATAAAACGGAAAACCACAAGCCTCTCGTAAGCAGTCTAACCTACGAATAAAGTACTCTTGCATTCCGTTCTCGCCTGTTTCTTGGCAGTTAAAATCTTCTAATTTAAAATATTTAAAACTTTCCATTTAAGCACATTTCCTCTTTAATACTTTTAGTACTTTACCGCCCTTTGACATACTCAATGGCCTTACAGGGTCATCAAAGTCCATATAAGCCGTTCCTGCGGTTTCATTGTAGGGGAGTCCAGTAAGCTTGTTAACACGCTCATCTGGCTCTGTAGGGGCATTAGGAATAGTTGTAGATACCTCACCGCCTATATTCTTGTCAAGCCTATCAAATGTTTCTTCTTTTAAATCAAAAGGATTTAAAGATCCTTCATTATATAAAGTTAAATTTTGAAGAGATTCAAATATAGATTTAAATTCTTGTTTTGTTTTACGCATTTCTTCATATATATTATCGTCTTCAAGCATAGAATTTTTTATAACCTCTAATGCTCTATCGTCAAGTACTGGAGGCTTTGAAGGTTTAAACTCACCCTCTATTAAACTAAGTACCGCAGGTTTACTTAGCCCACTATCTTTTAAAATATTATAAGTTTCATATCTTCCGTATATTGCAGAATATGCATTTATCTTTTCAAAAAGTTCTTGTTGATATTCATAATTTTTACTTTGATGAGCTATGTATGTTTCTAACATTGAAATAGAAGAATCTTCTCCTATTTTTAAAAATGGTTTAATGTTATTCCTTGTTTTTTTATTATAGTCTGAAACAGCAAACTTTAATTGAGTATCAGGATTATGATTAGTTAATCTAAGTCCTGTTATATTTGTTATAAAAGCTTGCTTGTTAACAGGGCCAAGTTTTTCTTGTTCTTCTCCTGTATAGTCATCTACATAATCTATTAATTTTCCAAGACTTGTAAATGTTCCCGGCTCTACAGATTTATACATTAAATCTGCTATTGCTAATATTTTATCATCTGTAGGCATACTAGGAGGAAGAAGCAATTTACCGTCTGAAGTTCTTCCTTCTGGAGAACGTATAGCTTCTAAAACATTTGATATTGCTTTAGTAGATATTGACTCTGAATAAAAAGGAGTTCCTAAAGTTAAAAATCCACTAGTAGCCGCATTAAGAATATAATCATCTAACTGTTCTCCTTTTAACTCTCCGTCTATAATTCTATCTAAAACAGCTAATACAGGCTCTTTTATTGTATTATAAGAATCTAAATATTTAGTAGATACTTTTGCGATTTGTCCATCATCTTTACGATACCATATAAAATTACTATTTTTTTCATATTTACCTTCAGCTAATTTTGTATTGTACATTCTTTCTTCTTCTGTCCAACCCAATAAATTAGCAGATAATTTAGAAGCTTCATTAATTCCTACCATAGCAGAAGTAAAACCTGCAAGTCTTTGAAGACCTCTGTTTCTTAAATAAGTATTTCCTGAATTTATTTCTTTACTAGCTTGTTTTACAATATGATAGCTTGTTCTTACTATTTCAGCAGGAAAAGATATAAAGTTACCTAACGGTAAATAGTTTAATTTTTTTAAACCTTTAGAAACCCTGTCATAATTTGGTATTGTATTTTGAATAATGTCAGCGGCTTCTCTTTCTAAAATATCTATAGAAACATTAGGTCGTGCTTTTTTTAAAATTTCTAATTCTTTTACAAATCCAGACATTTTAAAGTAGTCATCACCTGCTAAATAAAAATTTTCCATGCCTTTTAAAATAGGATTGTTTCTCATAAAATTAGTAACTGTTTTAGTTCCAAAGTCTTGAGAAGATATTTTTATAAGCTCTCTAAATTGATTTACTTTAATATTAGTATTAATTACTCCTAAATCTACAAATTTTTTATAAACTTCATCTAACTCTTTATCTCCTAAACCCCTTATTTGATTGTATAGAATTTTCATTTGTCCTCTATTTTTAGATAAAGGATTAAATGCAGATAAATTTCCATTAGCTACAGCAAATTGCATACCGCCTAATATATTTCTTAAAGCTGTAACATGGCTATATACAGTTTTAGAAGCCTGTGTAACACCTTTATATTTTAAAAATACTTTATAGACTTCAGCGGCTCCGTCAGTATTTTTACTTAAAAAACTAAATGTTTCTTCTTGACGATTTAAAAATTTAGCTACTTCAGGAGTAGTAAATTTACCGTCTAATATAGAATTGGTTCCTTTTATTTTAGTAGTAAGTCTTTTTTCTTGTACAGATTGGCTTTTTGGCCCCTGTATATATTTTCCGCTTTTACCTAATGCATTAGCTATTTGATAAAAGTTATTCATTTCATAAATTCTTGCGGCTTTACTAACACTAAGAATAATATTTTCAGAAGGGTCTTTAATTTCCCCTAATAATTCTTTTATTTTTGGATCAAGGTCTGGATTTTTTTTATGAAACTTTCCTACTCTTTTAGCTTGTGCTAAAAAATCTAAAGTTTTTTTGTTTGTCTTTCCTAGTAAACCGTCTATTTCTATGGTAGCTAAACGCTTTGCTTTAGCCGCACTTAAAGTAGTTCCTTTTTCTAAAGCGGCACTAATTTTTGATTCTGTTAAATCTTTAATAACACTTTCTTTTAATACATCATCAACAACAAAATTAGCAGAGTCATCGAAAGCTTTATATGAAGTTCTTAAATACTCTCCCATATTTTCTTGTATACTTTCTTGAGTTTCTTTTAAAAATCCTTTACTTCCTGCAATTTGTCTAGATAGTTTATCTATTAAATAACGAGCATCTAAAACGGCTTCGGCAACTCCTTCTGTAATATTTTCTCCTGTCGATAAAGCTTTTACTTGTTCTTCAAAAGGAAGAGAAGTATATTTAGAAATATTACTAGTTAAAAGTTTTTGTGCTTTATCTCTATTAGCTGTTTGAACTGCTGTGTCTGCTAAAGACTTTAAAGAGTTATTAAGTCTTTGTGCAACTTGAGTAGATTCAGTAATCATAGAGCGTTGTTGAGTTTGTGTTTGATTAAATATGTCAAACATTTTAGAAGGTGCATAGCCCCTTGAAGTAAACAGTTGTTGTTTTACTTGCATTAACTTAGCTTTAGCAAAATCTATTCCTTTTTTACCTTCTGTTTTTTGAGCTTCTATTTGTTCTAAGTCTTTAGCAGATTGTCGAAATATTTCTTTTTCAGTAGGTAAATCTGTTCTTACTGGAACTTCAACACCGCTTGCTCTAGATTCAGCATCACTTCTCCGTAAACTCATTTTAGTAAGTTCTTCAGCTTTACCCATTAAACCATTAGTAATGTCATCCGCTGTAGGTTTTTTTGCGGTTATAATGTTTTTCATTGCAGGAGCAACTTTAAATAAACCTTCAGCTACAACACCTACTCCTAAATCTCCTATTAATAGTTTAAGTCTTTTAGCTGTTTGAGTATCATTAGCATCTGCTTTAAGTGCTTGTATTACTGTATTTTCAGTTCCTTCTGGAAAAATTTCAGATACAGTATTAAATAAGTTTTCGTCTAAATCGGTTAATACTTGAGAAGCTCCTGCACCTGCTAAAGTATATTGAGCTATTTTAGGCATAGAAACGCCACCAAGTTTCGGAGATATTTTCATAGCTAATTTAGGAACTGCTTTTACAAGCGCACCTGTACCTGCAATATAAGGAATAATAGAAGCCGCCATGCCTACACCAGTTTCAGGAGCTTTTATTTTACCTGTTACTGGATCTATATGTTTAGCAGTATCTAAATAACCAAAACCTGCAAGTTCACTTAATTTTTTTTGTTTGCTAAGTTCGCTCATTTCGTCAGTATCAAAAGCATCTCCCGGAAGATAGTCAATAAGACTGACGACATCTCTTTGTGTATCTAATAATACACGCTTTAAATCTGTTCCTATGCTAACGTCATTTTTTTTTATGTTTGAAGTTTGAGATTTAGCTAGATTTATAATTTCTTGATCTGTTGCACCTTCAAGATGTTCAACTTGTATGTAATCTCCGTTAGGCATTTTTACTCTAGTTTTTGGCATAATTAAATTTGTCCTAAATCGTCAAATTCTTTTTTATATTTTTCTAAAATTCTAGACGGATATTGTCCTGTTTCACGATATATTTTTTTCTCTCCTCTAGTTAATTCTTTTTGAATTTTAATATTCAATTCTTTTCTAGCTTTATTTATTTCAATATTTAATTCTCTATCAGCTACCCTTATTCTTGATTGTTTATTATATTCTTCTATTTCTCTTCTTTTTATTGTATAATTTTCTAACCTTTCTTTATCATTTTCACGAATATCTTCATTAGACACATCTGTAAGAGCAAAACGATTTTTATAGTTTGCAACTTCTTCATCGGTAATTTCTAAAATTACATATTCATTGTTGCCGCCAGTCGTGCCTGTTGTACCTTTTGTACCTTTTGTACCTGTTGTACCTGTTGTGCCTTCAATACCTATGTCTTCTGCTTGTAGTTCTGTATATGAGTAACTTCGATTTATATCATCTATTCTATTTTTAATAATTAAATTATTAGTAGCTATTTCTTGCGCACTTTGAGTAATGTCTTTATCATTACTAAAAAGAGGCTTTAATCTTTCTTCATATTGTTTTTCATTTTCTGTTTCTTGTTTAGGGTTTTCTTGTTTTATAGCTTCTTTTTTCTTTTCAATTATTATTTCTGCTCTGGTATTCTCAGCTATTAGGTCTTTATATTCTCCTGATGCTCTAAATTGAACTCCTTCTGCTATTCTTGCTTTGTCCGTTTCGCTTAATACAAGTGAACGATGTTCAAAATAAATTTCGTTAAAAATTTCATTGTTTTTATTTACAGCCTCTACAGTTGTAGGATTCATTGAAAACCCTTTATCCTTTGCTATTTTAAAACCTTCTTCATTGATGCTTTCTAATTCGTTTCTAGCATCAAAAACTATTAATGAATCTTGTACTCTTTCAGCCTCCCCTCTTAAATCTAATGTTTCTTTTTGTGTAATACTAGTAGTTCCATCTTGTTGATTTGTTCTTTTTTCAATAACATAAGTTATCCCATTTCGTGCTTCACTTAAAGTTTCAACTTTAGCTAACTTATCTAATGCATTTTTATTTAATTCTTGTTCTATATTTATAGCCTTTACAAAATCCCCACCAGACTCTTTAAAAATTTGATCAAATACTGCAAGGTCTTTTGAACTTTTAGCGTATTTAGAGTTTCTATAATAATCAATAGCTTCTTGTTGTTTATCGCCTTGGTTAAATAATCCACTAAAAGTTCCTCCAAATTTAGATTTTGCAACTTTTTCTGCGTCTTCTTTAGTCCCACTAACTTTAAATTTGTTTTGGAACTCTAAAGCTTTTTTATAGTTTTGTGCATAAATATCAGAAGCATTTTTAACTTCTTCAAGTTGTAAAAGTTGTGATTTGTATGCATTTCTAAATGCATTTTGAGAGTTTTCATCTCTTAAAAAACCTACATTTTCTGGTTTTTGTAATAAGCTATCTAATGTTTCTTCTACAGTTTTATCTAAAAAATAATCATTTACGCTTTTATTACTATCAGAAATTTTTTTAGTTAAATCTTCTAAAGTTTTATTAACACCATTTGCTTGATTTAACATAATGTTTGTATTTAAAATATCTTGATTTTGACTAAAATCTTGATATTGTTCTCTTAATTTATTATTTCCTATGTTAGCAAGGACTGCACCTGCAAGACCAAGAAGATGTCCTTTTCTTTCTCTTTTTCTGCTCTCACTAGCTAACTTATCTTTTCTTTTACGAACATCTTCGAGGAGCGATTCTCCGTAGTCTCTAATACCCATGTTATTAAATTCCTTCTGGTCTAGACATTAAACTTTCTTGTTTGTTTTCTAATTCCGGTATTGTAGGAAGTTCTTCAATCTGTTGTTGCATTTCTGGTCTTATAGCTCCTTTAGGAACTATTCCTGTTTGACCTGCTTCTTGAAGTTTTTTAAGTCGTTCTTCTGAAAAAGAAACTCCTAAAATTTGTTCTTCTTCATTTTGATCTTCTTCTTCTCCTCTATAAACTACCATATCTAAATCTAAATTTTCGGCTAAAGCAATTAACATATATATAGTTGGCTCAACCATCATAATCATTAAGTCAGGATTAAATTTACCATTTTTAAACTCTATAAATAATAAAGTTTGAACGATATCCATAATAGGAGTACCCTTAGAAATAGCTGTCATTAAACTTACATAAGTATCAGGTTCTATAAATTTACCAAACATATATTCAGAAGCCGCATGTACTGAAGTATATTCAGGGGGTCTTTCCCAAGGCCAAGGGTTATTAGGATCATTAGAAAATGATTGTCCGGGAATGGGTCTTTGACCACTAGCTACAATGTTATTATATTCTTCTTCTGCTGTTGCCATAATTTAAAACCTTTTAAGCTGTTGTAAACCTATTCATGTACTGGTTATACTGAAAAGCAGTAAATCCAAAAGGATTAGGATTAGTAGTTACTTGTTGTTCAAAAGCTCTTGCATTCATAATTTCAGGCGCACCATAAGATTCTTGAGGTGCAGTTTCAAAAGGTGGTATATAAGAATCATATCTATTATATACAGGAGCCATTGGTTTATCTTCAAGACCTAAAGTTTGTAATGTTTTACTTTGTAATCCCATAGTAGCTTTATCGCTAATATCACCAAAAGGGTCATCAAAAAAACTTTTAGTTTCTTCAAGAGCTTTTTCTGGAAGTCCTTTTACACCCTTAACTATTTCTGTTCCAATATCTCCAACTCTTGAAAGTAAACTTTTTTGAACTCTTTCTCCTGTTTGAAAGGGCATTAATACTTTACCTAATCCGCTTTTATTTAAATTTGATATTACATTAACATCAGCAAACATTTCTTTATCACCAAAATTATAAGCAATATCTCCAACATTTCCTTTTGTTGAAAATCCTAAAGCTTCAAAATCTTTTTGAGATATTGATTCTATTGTTTCTTTTCCTAAAGAAAAGCTAGGATCATCTATTGTTTGACTTGCTTTTATAAACTTACCTTCTTCAACTACAGGTTTAATAGGTGCATCTACTTCATTAGTTACTTTTTCAGCCGCTGAAGCAACTTGTTCTGCCGTAAAAGGTGATTTAAAAGAATCTAAACTTTTTGTAAACGCAGAGCCTTCTCCAAAAAAGTTTTTAGATGCGTCTGCAAAAAAATCTCCTTTAAGTCCTAATTTACTTCCTAGAGTTTTTGAAAATTCTTTAATAGTTGTTGTTAGTCCGTTAGTAATAGAACTAAAAACTTTTCCGGGCATACTAGCTACTTTACCTGCATATTTTAAAACATGTCCTGCTCCTTTAAGAATAGCACTACTTGATCCTAAAAGTCCTCCGGCTCCAGATGATCCTGAAACAAGAGTTGACATTCCTTGAACTCCTTGTAACCCTAAAGCACTTCCTATTCCTGAAGCTAAAGCATCTCCAATTCCCGGCAATATAAACATCATAGCTATTCTTCCAACTATACCTATTTTGTTCATAAATTTACCAAATCTTTTAAAAGCACTTTTAATACCTTTTCCTATTTTTTTAAAAACTTTCCCAACGCTTTTAAAAACTTTACTGAAAAATCCCACTATTCTATTCCTCCATAAGTTTTAAGTAATTGCAATAAAGCAGAAGTACTTGTACTAGTTTTTTCAGAAGCTCCTGCTTCATTACCAATAGCTGTAGCTAATAACTGCGCTTCTCTTTGTTCATTATTCTCGTAAGCCTGTCTAATATAAGATGCTTCATCTCTTAATTGTTGCCATAACTGAGTTTGATCTAATGCAGATATGTTATAAGCATTTTGAACATTCTGTTGATTTGCGGCATTTTGGGCGGCAGTATCTATTGTGTTTGCCTGTCTTCTCCAGTTAATATTAGATTGCTCTACGGCTTGCGCATTTGCCGCATTCCATTGTTCTCTTTGATTATCTATTTGTACATTGAACTTATTTATGTCTGCTTCAAGTTGTGCGGTAAAAGTATCAGCCTGTAAGAAATTACCTGCTTCAATAGCTTCCATACGATTAGCTTCGGTAGCATTAAAACTTTCCATAGCATTCCTAGCACTAGTATTAAACTGTTTCATAGAATTAGACTGACTAATTAAAAACTGATTTAATTGATTTGCAGATGTTGCTCCAAATTGCTTTGCGGCATTTTCTGCGGCTTGGTCAGATAACAAAGCTTGTTGTCTCATTTGTTGATCTAGTACTATTCCTTGCTGTCTATTATTTAAATTAGCCATATCTACAGTTAAAAAGTTTTTAGCGTTTTCTACTGACACTTTAGTTCTTGCATCTGCATTTGCTAAATCAACTTGAGTTAATCTAACTGCATTTGATATAGCTGATTGTTGGTCAGCATTAAACTGTGTCATAGTCATTGATTGTAAGAACTTACTATTAGCTAACTCCATTTGTTGATTAGCATCAAACTGTCGCATATCTAAACCTGCGTCTATTTGTGCATTAAACATTGCGGCTTGTTGTTCGTTGCTTAATTCAGCTAATCCCATTTGTTGTGCAAGCTGTGCATTAACCTGACCCGCTTGCATTCTTTTCTCATAGGACAAAAGCTCTGCTCTGTTTTCGGCAGTCATAGAAGCCATGTCTGCTTGACTCTGCGAATTAAGATTTGCAAGATTAATTTTTTCTTGCATTGATAATTTAGCCATGTCAGAGTTTTGTAAAAGTTGTTCGTTCTGTGACATAACTTGAACATAAGTATTAAGAGACTGCATTCTAGTTCTATTATCTTCAGTAAAGTTAGCGGCATCTACATTTGAACGCTCTTGAAGTAATGCAAGTTCCATTTGTTGTTCGTTAGCTAAATTAGCAACATCCATTTGCTGTGCCATAGCCGCATTAGTTTTGCGGAAGTCTACAAGAACATTAAGATTTGCAAGTCTTGTTTGTTGTTCAGCAGTCATGTTTGCGCGAGATGTTGTATTCCTTTCAGACAATTCAGATAGTTCTACTTTTAACTTAGCATCTAAATTAACTTCTTCCATTCTAGAATTAAGTTCTGCTTGGCGAACAGAACGAGCAACAATATTATTTAATCTAGTTAATTCAAATTGATTGTCTGCTGTAAAGTTAGCCGCATCAGTAGCCGCCTTTTCTTGTAGCATTGCAAGTTCTATTTGTTGCTCATTAGACATATTAGCCATGTCCATTTGTTGAGCAAATGTAGCATCAGTCTTGCGGAAGTCTATAAGAGTTTGAAGTTCTACTAAACGCTCTTGATTTTCTGCGGTCATTGTATCTCTTGCGGCCGCGTTTATTTCTGAAACTCTTTGCATCTCAACTTGTAATGCAGGAGAAAGATTAGCTTTTTCCATGTCTTGAGTTAACTCAGCTTGACGCATAATCTTAGCAACTTGAGCATTATATGTAGCTAATTTAGATTGTTGATCTGCGCTCATTCTTTCTGAACCTGCGGCATTAAGAGCTTGCAAGTTTGCTAAGTCCATTTGAGCATTAGTACTAAGTTGAGCTATAGCGGCTTGTTGACGCTGAGAAGACTCTTGTTGCGCCCTTTGCTGTGCCATTTGAGCATTAGCTAAGTTTGTTTCTTGCTGTTGTTGGGCAGTTGTCATTACGGCTTGTTGATCAAATGTACCTTGTTGTACAGCAATCTGTTGAGCCATTTGAGCCGTTTGAGATGCGGCAGTCTGACGGTTTGCTAAGTTCTGCATACGAACTTGCATAGTATTTTGAGCAGTCGCTAAGTTAGCTTGTTGCTCATTACTTAGATTTTGTTGCGCTCTAGTTTGAAGTGCTGTTGCATTGCTTTGAGCTATAGGTAATGCACTTTGTATAATAGCATTAAACAATGCATCACGACCTACTGTCGAAACAGATAAACCTCTTCTAGCCATTTGTTGATTAATAGCATCAACCGCAGGTCTAGCCCATGCAGGTGTTTCTCCTTCTTCCATTCCTGCAAGTAAGCTTTCCATTTGTGTAGAAACTAAAGCTTCAGTAGGTAGTGCGGCTACAGCGGCTGTTACTTGTGGGTCAGCATTTAGGTCTTCTATTATTTTAGGTTCAGCAGGATTTTGAGCAATAGCCGCAGTTATTTCTTCAGGTAAATCAGCAACAACCGCATTCATATCTGAAGCGGCTACATTTCTTTCTTGTCCTGTTACAGCCTGTCTAGTTGCGGCCGCCATTGTAGGAACACCACCAATCTGTGCGGCATTTCCTCTAGGTGCTTCGCCAGTAATAGCTTCACGACCTTTTAAGTCTGTTGAAGGCGCATTGCCTAGTTCAGTTGCAATACGCTGTGCGGCTTCGCCAGTTGCGGCTTTACGTGTAGCGGCTTTTTTATATGCAGGAGTATCATCTATTTCTGTTTTACCACCTTGCGGTGTATAATCAGCACCATAGTATTCTGCCCTAGCCGCTGTTTCTTCAGGGGATTCTCCAAGTCTAGGTGTGTAAACTTTTTGTGCGGCATCGGCTGTTTGAACTTCTCTTTCACCCATAGATTCTCTATATTCTTTTATGGCCTCTGTGGGATCAAGTCCTCTATCTTTTGCAAGCTTTGTAAGCTCATCAATTTTAGATTGCGGTATTGTTACACCTGTACGAGTATCTACATCAGGGCCATCAATTGGGCCTACAATAAACCTGTCATCAGTTGTAGCGGCTTTCGCATAATCACGAGCCTTTGGTCTTGTTGCGGCTTTTCCCTTTGCCTCTTCTTCAGCGGCTTTATCTCTTTGTGCTGTATCTACATCTTCAGCTTGCGCTTGACCTGCCGTACCTCTTCTAAGTGTGTCTTCTTGGGCGGCTTCAGTTGGAGGTAGTTCTCCGCTAACGGTGGTTGCTTCAAAGCCTCTAGCCGGATCACCAGTTTCTAATCCTGCTTGCTGTATAGTTCCTTGAGAAACATCCAAAGTTCTAGCATCAACATCTGTCATCTCTGCTTCGGGGGCTTCGCCTAGTTGCTCTACATCTGTAGAAAGACCTGCTTTTTGTAAAGTTAATTTAGCTTGTCTTCCTGTAACTCCATCTGGGTCTTCTTTTATAAAGTCTTCAAGCATCCTTTGAGCACCGGGACTTAAAGCTCCTCCGGCTGTTAATGTAGCATTCATTTGTTTTAAGACTACTTCAGGTGCTTGTTGTCTTATAGTTGTAGGAGCATCATCAGGTAATCCAGTTTCTATTTTTGGTTTATCACTAGGAGGTGGAGGGTCACCTTCAGGAGGGTCACCTTCAGGAGGGTCACCTTCAGGAGGTTCACCTTCAGGCGGATCACCATCTCCTAGAGTTTGTACCCAACCCTCTCCGGGGACAAACCTCCAACCATCAGCAAAAGCTTCTTCCTTAGATCCATATCCTCTTTGTTGCCACCAAGGGGCAGGAATAGATGTAGTCGTAGATGTAGTCGTAGGTGTAGGCGTGGGTGTAGGTGTAGGTGTAGTTTTATCACCATTTCTACGTCCTCGTCTTGCTTCTTGAGAACCATCAGAATCTCTAGGTGATGACCTAGTATATAAAAATGAGTTTGAAGTTTGTGGAGTACTTGCATTTTGTGTAGTAAATGAAGGAGCAAATTGTTCTACTGGAGCATTTTGTACATTAGTAGCATCCCTTCCTCTACTAATGAAATCATTAACTGCTTCTTGTCTTCTAATGAAATCATTAACTGCTTCTTGTCTTCTAGCTTCTGCTTGTTTTCTTTGGTCAGCAGTAAGCGTTACTCTTGGGGGTGGAGGAGGAGTCCTACCAACACCTGTTGGTTGTTGAAAATCTATATTTGGTCTTCTGCTACCTAATCCTCTAAGAGATTCAGTTATATTACCTCTTGGATTTCCTGTTGTTGGAACACCTCTTCCTCTACCTACACTTTCTCTAATAGAACCAGAAGTTGGTTGATCAGGTAATTTTGTATCGACAAAAGGAAAAGGACTAAGTAAATCTCTTTGTCTAGCAGGAATTGTTGTTGGTGTAGTTGTTCTAGTGTTTTCTTTTATAGGTTGCAAAGGTTGCAAAGGTTGCGGAACTGATCCTCCTTTTGGCGTTGAAGGGCCGGGTATTGTTGTAGGCGTGGTCTTTTTCTTTGCAGGTGTAGTAGGCAAAGTAGTAGATAAACCCTTCTTTCGCATATTTTCTAAGTCTTTTTGTGATGGGTTTTTAACCGTAGTTCTACTGCCTTTCACATACTTTTTACGCTTTAAAGATTTCTTTAAAGACTTAGTATTTGTTTGCGTTTTTTTCTTCATTCTTACCTACCTTTATTTTTTAATAAAGCCCTGAACTGTATCAGACTCATAAATTCTAATGCCTAACCAAACAATCGTAAACAAAGATGCAATCGGGGGCAACCAACTAATTAAAGCTAGTATACCTGTGCTTGCCGCGACTACATCTGTTATTTCTTTTATTTCTTCCATAACACATACCTCTATGTATTACCAAGCAAGACCCCAAGCTGTTGAAGGTGTTTTTGCTTCGTTAAGTTTTGCTGTTGCTTTCGCTTCAACTTCTGATACTCCATCAGAACCTAGAGTAGCTTGTACCCAAGATAAAACTGTAGATTCATCAAGTGAATCCCAAGCCACATAACCGCTATCGCTAGGGTTAGGTGTATAGGACTCCATGCCCGATACTGTACCTGAGTAATCACCATCGGTGTCTGTTGCAGACCATGCGGCATGAACCACACCTTTGTCTGAGTCGTTTGTGTATTCACAATTTGTAATACTCCACACTACTGCCATTTTGCTTCTCCTTTAAGATGCTGTGTATTCGTTACCTGCGCTAATAGCTGAGTCAGTAGCGGTCATGTCTTCACTGCCCCAATCATCTTTAGCTTTCATAAGTTCTAGGTGTGCTACGTTTCTATCAACACAATCCTGTCGGTCTGCGGCATCATCTTCTGCCATCACATTACCTGCAATTACGTCTGTAATAAGTGCAATGCTATGACCCATTGCTGTGTAGTCTTGTGCTAGTTGTTCTGTTGTACGTTCTTCGTTCATGTGTTACCCCTTTTATGCGTCTGGGTCGTAATCGGTTGCGGCAGTTATTGCGGCATTTACAGAAGACATATCCTCTGAACCCCAATCATCTAGTGCAACACCTGCTGAAAGATATCCAGAGCTACGCATAACCCTTTCTTTCTTTTCGGTTTTTGTCATGTCATTGCAAAACTCATTGCTGTCGTCTAGACAATTTGTAATTACGCTGACGCTTCCTAACATTGCTGAGTACATCTCAGCTTTCTCAGCGTCTGTTCTCTCTACTACTTCACTCATAATTATTTATCCTTCTAAGGTTTCTATTCTTGCGGTTAATGATTCAATTAATGCTTGTTGCTCTTGAATCGCTTTGGTTAAAATGGGTACAAGTTTTTCATACTGCATACCATACTGCTTGCCATCTCCTGACATTGTTACAGCAAGATTCGTTTTGTTTGCTTTGTCATAACCTGCGGCTTGCTCAAGTGCTTCAACTTCTTGTGCTTTGAAACCTATATCTAACCAATCTTCTTTGTGAGTGCCATCAGGTGTTTGTGCATCTAAGTCATAATCATCTGCTGTATTATCGCCATACTTAGAACGCTTGTCCCACTTATAAGTATAAGGCTTGAGTTGTTTAACAAAATCTAAACCAACATCTAAGTCTGTAAAGTCTGTCTTATCTCGCTCGTCAGATGCAACTGTTAATGAAACTTGTGCATTTAAGGAAGTAATGTTTTCATCTCCAATACCAACAGTATTACTTCCTGTGGTAATGTTACCTCCCGGACTTCCAGTTTTTAAAGAGTCTAGTCCTATTGCTATGTTATTGCTACCTGTGGTTATTGAACCACCTGCTGATTGACCCAGTGCTGTGTTGTTAGATGCGGTAGTGTTTGCAAATAAAGCATCCTTGCCTACTCCTGTGTTAGAAGTACCTGTGGTGTTATCAGTAAGTGAACGCGCACCAACCGCCACGTTAGAACTTGCTGTCGTATTAGCATCTAGTGCGCCTTGACCTATTGCAACATTAGAACCGCCTTCGGTGTTTGTGGTCAAAGCCGTATGACCAACGGCTGTGTTATTAGCTCCTGTGGTAGTATTTTGTAAAGTGGTATTACCCACTGCCACGTTAGAAGTACCTGTGGTATTTGAATATAAAGATAAATAACCTACCGCTACTAGATTTGTTCCTGTAGTGTTTGTGGCTAAAGCGGAACTTCCTAAAGCTGTGTTGTTGCTTGCTGTAGTGTTTGCGCCTAAAGCATTGTGACCAACTGAGGTGTTGTTAGAAGCTGTAGTATTAGCGTCTAATGCAAAAGCACCCAATGCTGTATTTGTTACACCTGTAGTGTTTAATAATAAAGCATTACTACCAAATGCTGTATTTTGAGTACCTGTTGTATTTGCACCTGCCGCACTAGAACCCATAGCAGTATTATGATTAGCTGTGGTATTTGCTCCAAGTGCGTTTAAACCAAAAGCATTATTAGCTGAACCAGTTGTATTAGCGCCTAAAGCTCCTGAGCCTAATGCGTTGTTATTAGAAGCGGTAGTGTTAGCGTCTAAAGCACCCGAGCCGATTGCTACGTTTTCTGCGCCTGTAGTGTTTGCGGCTAAAGCATCTTTACCAACAGCAGTGTTGTTAGATGCTGTAGTATTAGCACCTAAAGCACCTTTACCTAAACCAGTATTTGAAGCACCAGTAGTATTAGCGTCTAAGGCATCTGCTCCAACTGCTGTATTCTCATTACCTGTGGTGTTTAGTGTTAAAGCTCCATAACCTGTTGCTAGGTTTGAAGCACCAGAAGTATTATTGGTTAAAGTTGAAGTTCCTAATGCTGTATTAAAACTAGCTGTAGTTGAAGCACTTAAAGAAAATGCTCCGACAGCTATATTTGAAGAACCTGTGGTAATTGCATCACCTGCACCAAACCCAAATAAAGAATTATTATTACCAGTTGTTACAGCTAGACCTGCAACTGAACCCAAAGCAGAATTACCAGAACCTGTGGTGTTTGCGGTTAAGGCTGATTTACCAACGGCTGTGTTGTTGGATGCTGTTGTGTTAGCACTTAATGCAGAAAAACCAACTGCGGTATTTTCAGCACCTGTTGTGATTGCATCACCTGCAAGACCACCGATGAGGGTATTTTGAACGCCTGTGGTTACTGCTTTTCCTGCATTATCGCCAACCGCAACATTGTAAGTATTTGTTGCTGAATCAAAATTTTGCACTGCTAAAGCTAAATTACCAATAGCAACTGAGTTACTGCCTAGAGTGTCAGAACTTAAAGCGGCATAACCAATTGCTACATTTTGGTCAGCATCAGTTAGAGCATCACCTGCCAAGCCTCCTAAAATTACATTTTGAACCCCTGTCGTTATCAAATTACCTGCTGAATAACCTACAGCGACATTGTAATTGTCAGTTGAAGAAGTAAAATTCTGAGCAAATAGAGCATAAGTACCTATTGCAACCGCCCTGTTTCCTTTCGTATCTGAGCTAAGAGTAGATGTACCCATAACCACATTAAAATCAGCATCTGTTAAAGCATCACCTGCCAAACTACCCACTAAGGTGTTTTGAACACCTGTGGTTACAAGCTGTCCTGCATTAACACCAATCGCTACATTGTACGCATCGGTAGCTGAAGTAAAGTTTTGTGAAAATAAAGCCTTGGAGCCTATCGCTACACTTTTGCTTCCTAAAGTATCTGAAGATAATGTCGCATACCCAAGAGCAGTGTTAAAATCAGCATCAGTCAAAGCATCTCCTGATAATCCCCCAAGTAAAGTGTTAAATGTGCCTGTGGTCATTACTCCACCTGCGGAATATCCTACAGCAGTATTGTATGTGTCGGTGTCGCTAGTAACATTAAAGGTGTTTAATGCGTTACTTCCTATTGCAACATTTTTATTTGCCTTGGTGTTTGTAGTTAAAGTGCTTACACCCAAAGCTACGTTGTGGTCTGCGGTGGTTTGTGCATCACCTGCTAGACCACCTATCAAGGTGTTGTATTGACCTGTGGTTACTTGATTACCTGCATTAAATCCATAAGCAGTATTATATGTATCTGTTGCGCTTGTAAAATTCTGATTAGCTAAAGTTGCATAACCTACCCCTGTACTTCTACTTCCTAAAGTATCAGTAGTCAATGACCCATATCCTATTGCTATGTTGTAGTCAGCATCTGTTAAAGCATCTCCTGCTGTACTACCTATTAGTGTATTCCTAACGCCTGTGGTCATTACATTACCTGATGCATAACCTACAGCAGTATTATATGCATCAACTCCTGCATTTAAACTGTCTAATGAAGCATAGCCAATTGCTACGTTGTAGCCGTTAGCATCTTCAGATTGTAAAGCACCAAAACCTACGGCTACATTCCTATCTCCAGTAGTAATCGCAGTACCTGCATTATCTCCTATTAAAGTGTTGTATTGTGCGCCAGAGACAATGCTGTTACCTGCGGTTGCACCAAAGCGTACGTTAGAGGTTCCTGCTGATGATGTAAATGGAACCACTCCAAATTCTATGGTTTCGTTTCCTGCATCTAGAAAAAGAGCGTTAGCATTGCCGTTAGACTCAACGCGGAAGTCTGCGTCTATACTATCTTCGTTAAATATAACACCGTAGTTTGCCGCCGCTTGAATATCAAGGTTCCCAGTGCTATTTATGAACATTGTTCCTGTAGTTTGCGCTCCTGATGCAGTGTCTACAGTAATATCAGCAAGTGTGTTTGCACCGTTTGTAAAAGCTAAAGTTCCTGCATCAGCACCATTAGATGCTGTAGAGCCAAGGTTTAGTCTGCCTCTGTTGCCAGAGCCAATAATGCTCACATAAGTTCTCGCGGCATTGCCATCACTTGTTACGTCACCGTCAGCTACGCCAATTCCCACATTGCCACCAAACGTAGCACCTACATTAAACGTAGCCGCACCTGCCGCTGACATATCAAGGGTGAGGGCTGTAATAGTTGACCCACCATCGTTGCCTTTAAAAATTATGTCTTTGTCCGAAGCAGTGTTAGATAATATAAGGTCGCCTGTTGATGAGCGAATTGTAGAATCATCTGAACTGTGAAACAAAGCTAAGTCTTGACTTGCT